GGTCTATTAAAGGTGGACTAGGTGCAGTGATATTAATACTATTATCTGGCATTATCACCTTGATTATTAAATTATGAGTATTATAAAAATAGCCGAAGTAGCAAACAATGTTTTGGATAAATTTGTCCAAGATAAAGATTTAAAAGAACAACTATCACATGACCTACAAAAAGAACTTATATCTTTGGATAAAGCACAAATTGCTCTTAACTCTGAAGAAGCGAAGAACGGGAACTGGTTTGTATCAGCAGCCAGACCATCTATACTTTGGATTTGTTCATTTTCTTTGGGCGTACATTATTGTTTACTGCCTATTGCAACTTGGATAGCTGTTGTAAGTGGTGTTGATTTACAATTAGAAGCTCTTGAGTTTGATTTTTCACAACTTACAACAATTCTTCTTTCTTTACTTGGCATGTCTTCACTGAGGACATTTGAGAAAACCAAAGGCGTCCATTCAAAATGATATGCTAGAAGATATCAAAAAGATGTTGATTAAGCATGAAGGCTTGTCATGTAGCTTATACAAATGCACCGCAAACCCACCTAGAAATACAATAGGTGTAGGACGTAATCTTGATGATAATGGCATAACCGAAGAAGAGGCCATGTACATGCTTGATAATGATATAAAAAGAGTTACAGACAATTTAGATAAGATGTGGCCTGTATGGAGACAGCTACCACCTAAAGCGCAAATGGTTTCAATAGATACAACCTTCCAAATGGGAATCACAGGATGGATGAACTTCAGACACACACGCGCTCTTATGGAAATGGGTTGCTTTCTTGAAGCCTCGGAAGAAATTTTAAGAAGCAAATATGCAACACAGACACCTAATCGCGCAGCTTATAATTCAAGGCAACTAGCCTTATGTCATAATGCCAAAAAAAACATCAGACCAACATCAAGCTAATTCAAGACTTGGAGCTTTAGGAGAATCACTGGTTCAAACATTTCTTTTAGAATATGCAGACTTTTGTTTTCCTACTCAAGAAAAGCATCCAGCAGACCTCTGTATGGAGCTAAATAATTCGATGTACACAATACAAGTAAAGAGCAGGCGAGCTACTAAAGAAAAGAAGTTTGTCTTTGCTGCTGAGAACTCAAGATCAATGTCTGATACTTACAAGAATTATAGTTGCGACATATTAGCTTTTGTATTTTTCTTTGATGACCAAAAAAGAATTATGTTCAAAGCAAATATGTCTTCGCAAAATTACTTCACCTTTGATAAAAAAATCATTACCGATAATATGGAACTAGACTCACTTCAAGAAACTCTTGATGCTCTTAATTCTGTTCCTGTCCTAAACTCTATAATTTAATCCTTGCATTGTATATAAATATCTTTTAATATATATTTATATTAAACAACAGAGGGAGTTAATGAGTAAAAGAAAACCACTTAGTGAATTTATTAAACATAATAAATTAGCAATAGTATACAAAGCAGAAAATGGTTATGAAGTTGATCTATACGAAGATGACATCTTTTTAGAAACTAGAGAAGCACACGAACATAACGAAATATATGCATCAAGCATAGCTGAGAACTGGTGTACTGATATTTTAATATTAGGAGAATAAAAATGATTGAGCAAATACAAGCATTAGTATTATTAAGCGTAATAGCTTATTTGTTTTATGCGATAGCAATAATTATAAAAAATAGGAATGACAGATAATGAATGTAACATTTAATTTAATGGGCGGTGGTGAACTAAACATACCATCAAGAGCAATAAGTGGCTTTTACAAAGACCAGTACACTAGCGAAGTAATAGTTGAAGTCAATGGTGACGAATATAAGGTTAGAGATTCACTTGATGAAGTTAGATATCTTTTAGGATTAGCGACATGAAAATAGAATCACTAAAGACAAAAGAATCAAAACAAAAAGGACAAGCACTTATTTATAAAGATATATCTAACAATGATTACCATGCAGGCGTAGGTATAAGCAGTAGTTATATTAGAAAATTTGGTCAGAGCCAGCTCCACGCAGTTAATCACAAACCTGCATCTACTCCTGCATTAAAGTTTGGTACAGCAGCGCATACATTGCTTGTAGAAGGTGCAGAGGCTTTTTCTGAACAAATAAGAGTAATTACAGGATCGCCATACACTAAAGCCTATAAAGAAGAAGCGGCAGGGTTTGAAGAAGTGGGTTACATGGCAATAAATGAAAAAGATGCAGAAATTATATTTAAAATGAAAGAAAATATGATTTATGAAGGTAACGCTTACTTAAATGCTAAAGGCAAAATAGCAGAAGCAAGTATCTACTGGTATGAGGATGATATTCTTTGTAAATGTAGACCTGACATGATATGTCCACCTTTAAATGAGCCTAACTCTGACAACAAGATAGTTATAGTAGATTATAAGACAACTATATCTTGCGAGCCTTTTGCATTTAACAAGTCAGTTAAGAAGTATGGCTATGATATGCAAGCAGCTTGGTATAGAAGAGGATTATTAATGGCTGGCTATGATGTAGAAGATTTTATATTTATAGCACAGGAGAAAGTACATCCTTATGCTTCTAAAGTCTTTAGGATCACAAAAGAACAAATAGATTTTGGTTGGTCAATGATGGAGAGCTATTTGAATGACTATAAGGAATACCAGAAAGGTAAACCTTTAAGTATTTACAATAGTCCTAATGTTGTGGATTTGGTGTTGTAATGAAAATATTAAATCTATACGCAGGAATAGGTGGCAATAGACTTTTATGGAAAGATGTGGAAGTTACAGCTATTGAAATAGAAGAAGATATTGCAGAAGTTTATGCAGATTTATTTCCTAATGATAATGTCATTGTTACTGATGCACATGAATATTTAATTAACAATATGAATGATTTTGATTTTATTTGGTCGAGTCCACCATGTCCATCACATAGTCAACTGAGATATAACATTGGATTTTTAGCTAATAGAAAATATGCAAAGGTAAAACCAATTTATCCTGATATGAAATTATATGAAGAAATAATACTTTTAGATAAATGGTATGAAGGACATTATGTTGTAGAAAATACAATTCCATATTATGACCCTTTAATTGATGGTCGAAAAATGGCAAAACATATTTGGTGGTCAAATATAAATTTTCCTGATTATGAAATAAAAACAAGAGGGCATAGAGGTGGAACAGTTGAATCATTACAAAAATTAAAAGGTATTAATCTTGATAAATATAAAATTAAAGATAAAAGAAAATTATTAAGAAATTGTGTTGAACCACAAATAGCTGAGCATATTTTAAATTATTTAAAAAAGGGCAAATAAGATAATGAGAGTATTTAGATATATGGAGAGTTTATCCTTTGCCCTTAATAACAGTATAAGGTTTTTAACCAAATATGTAATAAAGTCTTTGCTTTATTATCGAATTAATTTTAATATAAATATGGAGAGTCAGAATGAACGACAAAACTAAAAAAGCACTTTGGATTCCTGAAGAATTACATAAGGACATCAAAGTATTCGCAATCACAAATAATATGAATATTGAATCAGCTACACAGCTATTAATTAAGCTCGGCATGTGTTCTTACAAGGAGAACAATAATGGGTCAAAATAGTGAAGCAGTAGAAAAGCGTAGAGAAGAACTAAAGGCTGAAAAGCTAGACAGAACAATTGAACATTACTACTTCCAAAAAGGAGCAGGCAAACATTACAGAGAAATAAAATATGCAAGCGGTAGAGTTGTAAGGACTGATTTTGATGCTTGATTGGATTTTATATTTTATTGGTGCGGTATTTGGATTAGTGGCAATAGGAGCTGTAATTAGTGTTATAGCCTTTATATGGATGATAAGAGAGTTAGATTAATGGTAAACAGCAGAAACAAAGGTGCAGCGTTTGAGAGGGTTATAGTTAACAAGATCAATACAATACTTGAATCTAAAGGTATAGATACAAGAGTTAAAAGAAATCTTGACCAATACCAAACCAAGGGCATGGCCGATGTTTATTGGGATAAGTTTGCTATAGAATGTAAAAGATATAAAAACAATGGCAAAAAGACTGTTTACAAGAATGAATGGTGGAAGCAAGCTGTAGAGAGTGCTGGTGATAATTTAATTCCAATTTTAATTTATAAATATGACAGAAGAGACATAATGTGTGTCTTGCCTTTGTTTTTAGTGACTAGTGTTAAAAAACCTAATTGGCAATGTACTTATATGTGTCCATTGTCAGAAATATGCGAAAGGCTAGATGAAATCATACAAAAAGCAAATGGATTTAAATAGTTATCTTTTACAAGAGGGTTTTGAAGAGTTTTGTAGGGAATCCTACGAAAGAATCTCATTAGCGTGTGAAATGTTACACATAGTTAATGATGAGGATTATGAAAGTTTTAAGGAAAGGTGTTACACCCAACTTGAAACTGATTACTTAAACAGTATCGAATTAACGATACATTAATATGGAGAATATATGGATATACTAGGCGGAATGTCAAGTTCCAATGAGGGTCAGCAAGTTTATCTTGCTTTTAAAACTATGCAGCAACAGTTTTTTGCTAATGGTGAAACACCAGTTGAGTTTCAATATTTACAGCTTGATCCTGCAACATTCAAATCTGGATGGGGTAGATATACAAAAGCTGATGGGTTTGAATATCACTGGGACGATAAGTTTGGGGTCGTAAGTCCTAAACCAGAAGACGACTACAAAAGAGCATTTAGTGCTTGGGTCTTTCCGCAAGGCGCACAACACGCTTATTTGTGGCAGAGATTTACTTATGCTGAGTCAAGTGCATTTAACAACATACTAGGTAGCTTTTGGAATCAAATGGATTCTAGTTCAGCCAACTTGCCAGTTGTGAAGTACGAAGGCTCTAAACCTATACAAGTAGGAATGGGTAACTCTTCAGAGCTATCATTTAGCTTTGCAAAGTTTGCACCTAGAAGTGCTGAGTTTGTTATACCAAGTTGGTATACAGATGAAGAGAAGCCAGTAGAGGACACATTCAAAGACCCTAATGCTGGCCTTGCTGATAAAGTTCAGGAGATGATTGATAAGAATGAATTGTCAGATGATGATATACCATTCTAATGCAACAGATAGATTGGATAAGAATTGCGCCTGACGTTGCTAAGCAACTACTAGGAGAACCTACTAAAACCTCATCTAACGAGCTTAGATGGGGTAGTAAGGGGTCAATGGCTCTAAATCTATCAGAGGGTACTTTTTACGATCACGAAGAAGGAGTCGGTGGTGGAGTAATAGATTTAATTAAACATCTAAATCAAGATGTCAACACAGTTTTAAAGCAGTATGGTTATGACTTAGCATTACATTCTAATGACTCCTTATTAAGTGGTTTTGATACCCCTAAAAATAAAACCACAAGTAATGCTAGGTCATTCTCGCAAGCAAAAATTGATGAGTTACAAAAACAGGCAGAAGTAGAGTTGAAATATTCAGATAATTTTATGGTATTGCGTCATGCAAATTTACCAATGAAATATGCACCTTTTAGTCTCAATCATGATGGAACATGGTCTATGAAGCGACCAGAGGGCAAATTACCTATTTATTTT